ATCGATGGTCTCCGGCAGCCAGCCGCGAGTCGTGCCGATCAGTGCGTCCGGTTCCGGCAGATGATACCCCCTCGCGGCCGGATTGCTCGTACCGATGCGCTCGCCGACCTCCTTGAGACTGAGATATCTTGCGGTGCTCATTTCCGGCCTCCCGACAGATAGCCGAACACCCCGGCGGCCATGCCGAAGGTTCCGGCCGCGATGGCCTGACCGCCGATGGCGAGAATGAGGCACATCGCGCCACATATCAGCGAGACGAGCCTGTATGCGTTTGTTGTGTTCATGATGTTCCATGGATTAGTCTGGGGATAGGGAGCCGCAGCTCCGGATACTAGGACTATTCGGAATCTGCGGCTCTTGTACTACCGGCGAGGCCTTCGCCGTATGTGCGGCGGCTTGGGCTTCGGTGCGGGTGGTGGCTCGTTGCCTTTGGATTTCACCGCCGCGATGACTGCGGCGATTCCGACAAGCAGGGAGCCGATGGCTTCTATCGCTTTCCAGACCTCATCCATGTCTCACCTCCTTCCACTGTTCTGTTTTCGTTGACATAATAATTATAGCTCAATTAAGTAAGTTATGCAAGCTGAAACGACGGAAAATGATGTGCTGCAATGAATTGGCCAAGGAGATGCCGGGCGTGATGTGCCTTTGGAGCATGTCTGCTTGAGAGCGGAATTATGCACATTTGTCCACATTTTTTAGGAAAATAGCAGGAGTGTCTAGGTGGATTACGGTGGTTTCAGTGGCTGCCGCGCGTGCATGATGGGAGGTGACCCGTATATTGGCCGCAACGGATAATATGACTGAAGCCACTCCCTCTGTGCGCCCGATCATCGAGAACACCGGAGCCACCGCCACCGCTGCCGCGGAGACGCTGATGAAGACCATCGCCATGGACGGCAACCGGATCAACATACCCATCGACGTGCGCCAAGTGGCGGAACGCTTGGGGTTGGAAGTGCAGTACCTGTTACTTGATAGCGGCACGGACGGCATGATCGTCAAAGAAGCGGGCCGCCCATGCAAAGTCGTGGTCGACGCGCTCGCCCATACACACCGCCGACGCTTCACCCTTGCCCATGAAATCGGCCATTATGTGCAGAAATACCAAAAATACGCATTGGGCGACGAGGGCGGTGAGATCGACTACCGAGACGAGCGTTCATCGAAGGGAACGGAACCCGACGAGCGTTGGGCGAACGGATTCGCCGCGGCGCTCCTCATGCCGGCCTCCGCGGTCCGGCAATTCTGGGCACAGGGCATGACCCCGGAACAACTGGCCGAAGCGTTCAACGTCTCGCAGCGATCCATGGACCTGCGCATCGCGAAACTCGGACTCCGCTAAGGAACCCAGCCCGTGACAAACAAGCAAAACGCTGACGCCTCGGAATCATTCCGCCAGCTGATGGCCGCCTACAGCAAGGCGTTCTCCTCCACTCCCGATTCCGTCAAGGAAGAAGAGAACGCTGACGACACCGCGACAACCACCGAAAACGGGACAACTCCGAGTCCTCGAACCGCCTCCATATTGGACGCCGACGACGAAACCACCGAAACGGCCCTCGAATTCAACCTCGAACGAGCAAAACTCCTGAATCGACAAAAAGAACAGGAGCTCGAGGAACAAGCCCAGAAAATCAAAAGACTTAAGGCGCGGAACGCAAGACGATGGCTATCCATCATCCTGCGAGGAATACTCGCGGTGACTGCAATCGTATTCGTCGGCATCCTATGGGTCATCGCACGCAACCTCTTCCCCTTCCACGACAAACACCGTGACCGTGAAGCCGAAAAACAAAACCCAAAACAAACCCAACTGGAAAAAGACACCATGACATACATCGCCAAAGCATTGGCGGACAAAGACAACTGATAACAAACCGCCCCGGCGCTCGCAAGAGCGATCGGGGCGATTCCGTATATACGGCGGTAGAATCTAATCAAGCCGCATCGAGACGGCCGAACGAACAAAGAGGTTGGAGGCATGATGCCCGGAGAGCGCCAAGCTAAGCGGAAGGTGTCGATGCCCAGAACCATCGGTATGGTCATATTCCGGATTCTGGCAATCGGAGTATGGATATTCGCCCTGCTGATTTTCGTTGGCGGATTGAGCACCGATTTCCTGACATGCACCATAATCGCGCTAATCATCGCATTCGTCGGATGGATGCTGTGGGTCGTCGGCGACATGATCCACGACCCCGAGAAGATTCGAGCCGAACAACGCGCCGCCAGGGCCGCAAAAGACCCCAGCATCGTGCTGGACGAGGATAACGAACACGAGCGAAAACGAGCAGCCAATGGTCACTGGGACGGACGCGCAAACCACGGACATGCACAGCCCAATGATGAAACATCGCCTGCGCTCGCCGGCGTCGAGGTAGAGGATGGCGAAGCGTTGGCGTCGGCTCATCGAGAAACGGGACAAAGTTCTACGTTGGCAAGGACGATATCGCCGTCGCCGATCATCATCCCGCCAAAAACGCTGTCAGTGTCGGCGACTCGGGAAACCGAAACCGTCTCCGGTTCATACCCTGCCACAATCTACGTCTACGACCCACGCCCCATACTCAAGCTAAAAGAGGGGCGTGCCGAAAAAATCAGCGTTGTTACCCGTCCGATAACGCTGAAAAGTCGACTTAACGGAAGACAATGGCGCAGCGGCGTGGACGATGGGTATGCGGTCGAATACAAAGGGAAACCGTTCGGCGTTCTCTTCAACCACATCGCGGTAATTCACATTCGTACCATCCTTGAATCTGGTGCGAAAAATGTGGAACTCGTGGCCATGCGTCAAGGATGGTACCAAACAGGCATTCCCGAAATCTACGTCATGGTGCCAACGCTGGAAGAGGCGAAAGAAAGCGAAACTGGCAATGCCTCGCTCAAGGAATACGAACAGCGACAGGCATATGGGGCGGATGTGGCCGCCGCAACGGCCATATTCCGCGTCTCGGAGAATAACTGGAATGGTCCTAGAATTCCCGACAAAGGATTCATCGCTTTCGAGGCCACCGTCGAACAGTTGCCGGTGCCGGAAGGATCGCAGGCAAAGCCGCATTTTGCACTCAAAAGCGGAAGTGCTTTGCTCTCAGAGATCACGGCGCGGTCGGCGACCGCATACTTTGCGTCTAAGCCACTCGTCGGCAAACGATTGAAAATACTCGTCAGCCGCTACTATACCAGCCTCACCATAGAGGCCTACGAGATATAACAAAATGCCCCGGCGCTCACAATGAGCGACCGGGGCGTTTGTGTTTTTTATTCGACTTTAGGTGGCTGTTGCCATTTGGGGTCTTCGGAACTGGCTTTGATTCTGCGGCCTAGTTCCGCCATGAGTTCATCGTCTGACGCATCTCTTAATGCGTCCTGGCTTTTGATTGCCTTGATGTCGTCATCTGTGAGCAACCCCATGATGATTAGGGGCTCAATGGCGGGTCTGCCGTATGCGCGCGCAATGGCGACGGCATTTTTTTCTGAGAGTCGATCGGGGAGTTGGCGCCATATGGATGATGCCTGCACCCCAGCTTTTTTTAGCGACGGCGTTATAGCTCTCACCGCCAGTTATCTTCTCGAACCAATCGTTGATACTCATACATTGCATTATGCAATGAAATTGCTCATTATTCGGTGACCATGGGACTTGACCAGGTGGGGTTATCTGGGTCGGCTTCAATCCTGCGCGCCATCTCATGCATGATCTGAGGCCAGCTCGCTTTCTGTAGGGCTTCGTCGATACCGATTTCGAGAGTGCCTTCGGGCGCCATCAGATAGCCAAAGGTCACCAATGCCTTGACTGGGCTGGTTCCATAGGCGCGAGCAATGAGGATGACATTCTCGGCGGAAAAATTAAGTGCACCGTCGGCATATTGCCTCCATGCTGTAGTGGCGGATATACCCGCCTTCCGCGCCACGTCCTTGATTGTGTCTTTACCGACAAGGCGTTCGTACCACTTGTATTTATCCATGATTCCATTATGGAACCAAATTGATTCCATGTCAAAATTTCAATTCCATTTCGGTTTGACAAAAGGAGGGAGCGGCTTTAATCTGATACCAAGATGAAACCGCAATACCGAAATGAAACGAGGTATGACATGGCTAAGGTTTTCGTGTTGCGCGAAGGATTTTTGGACCGTGTGCGAAAAATGAGTGGTCTTAAATCCGAAGAGGCTTTTGCGGGTGCTCTACACGTGTCGCTGGAAGAGTTACAAACTGCGGAGCGGTTGCGTAATCCGTCACCTAACGTTCTGGTCGGTCTGTTCGAGGCATTCGGTTTTACGCCGGGTGAGGCAACCATTGTGGAGGAGCAGGTAGTTCCGCGCTCGCAGGAGCTGGTGGCGTGATGTCATTCAGATTCACTGTCAGCCTCTTTGAAGCTGATCGGGACGCCGGGAGTCCAGATGCAGCAGACATCACGGCCATCCTCAGGAAGAGTGAACGCGAGCCCGTGGTGCTTTCCCTCTCTGACGATGGACATGAGAGTGTCCGCCATCTTCTTGAACTTCGCATCGGAGACCGGCCCGAGCCGATGTCCGTTGAAGTGAACGTACCACGATGGCGTATGACGTTCCCCGTCCCTGACCGTTTCACTGCTCGAACGTTCTTCCAATGGCTCCATTTCATTCTTCCCTTCGTTGGGCTGGTTGCTTGGTTGGCGCTTTCCAATCTAGCCCGGCGAAGGGATACCCCAGACCACAAGAAGATGTGATGGTCGAGAAGTACATCGAAACATTGCCGTTCACGGCATCCGTGTTCGTCGTGGCCTTGACAATCGTTGCCGTATTAGTGGCTGTCTTCCTTCTGTTCATGCGCCTCTTGGATGATCACCCCGTCGTGTTCGTCATCGTGATGGTCGTGATCACGTTCCTCGTATTCAATTTCCTGCTCTCATTGGGAGGAGTGGCATGATGTCCAGCAAGGATTCAATGGCGTTGGCCGTCGGTCAGGCGATGCTTGATCGTATTGCTGCGTCTGCTCCCGAGCTCAGTGGTGTAGGCGACATGGACGGTGACGTCATACCCGCCGACCCCGATGTAGACGAACCCGGCACTGGAGTTGAGCCTGTCGATGGAACGCTGGTCTTCGACTACCTTCTGCGTGAACAGCTCGTCCTTGAGCGGGATCTCGCCGAACGCGGGTACTTTATCGACGATCCTGTCCATGATGGTCTGGTCTTCGTGACGGACGAACACGTGAACGTCAGATGCTTCGTGGGGGCAGTCGTTGAGCAGGAAGACGGTCGACGATTCGCCATCGAATTCACCCCGCCATTTGTAGACCGTCTGATCCGCGGTAACGCTCAACGCCCTCTGGCTGATCGCATTCGCGTCTGCGCTTATCTCGTTCGCCTTGCCGGCAAGACGGTTGGCCTCCTCGGCGACCCCCTTCGCGTCAGCGGCGATCCTGTTGGCTTCCTGCGCAATACGGTTCGCCTTCTTCGCGAGCAGATTCGACTTGCCCGTCTGGAACAAGGCGAAGACGCCGCAACCGCCGCCAAGCAGACCGACAAATCCACCCAAACCACCGATACCCGACCAAACCCACTGCAAGAAGGAAACCAGACCACCCATAGGCACGATTCTACGGTGACAGCATCCAAGGAGGTGGCGTGATGAGTGGCCAACCTATCATCTTCGACTTCACCGTAAGCATCGGGGGCATGACCGCGCCGATCGCGCGAGTCACCCTCGACGGTGCCGGAGAACAGGGCAGCAGCCTTCTGAGCCTTCAACTGGCCGAAGACATACCTGACTTCGTCCGAAGCATGAGCAGCGCCGCCGCCGACCAGATCGGCAAAGCGCTCCTGATGGACGCCAAAACGGACGCGGGATTCCTGCCATCCATCACACTCGCCGACTATCTGCCCAAGGGGGTGACCATCGATGCGAACCCGAAAGCAAAAGCATGACGGTGAAACCATCACGCTCGCCGTCATCATGCTGCTCGCCCTCGCATGGCTGCTCACCCACGACGGCTGCGCCCACCCGATCGGCAACACCATCGCGCTCGCCGTCTACGTCGCCAGTGGCGTACTGCTCGCACTCCCGTGGGCGATGGAAAAACTTGAACCATACCTCACCGAAAGCGAGGACCAGCAATGAACGAAACCAAGATACTCGAACACGTGGCCCTCATGACCAGACTCAACGAGCAGGGAGTGCGTGCCGAAACCACGAAACAGACTCGCAAGGCGCTCGCCGACCAATACGGCGTGAGGATCCCCGTCAACCAGACACCGCTCAACGAACGTGAATCCTGGACGCTGAACTCGGCCGCGAAGGTGTGGAACATCGACTATCACGCACTGCTCATCGCCGCGAACAACGGCACTCTCACCACATTCCGTCCGCCAAGCCGACGGGGAACCAGAAGCTGGCGACGTGTCACCCGCAAGGCGATGGAGGAATTCATCGCCCAATTCGAGGAATAGGCATGCGCGACAGAATCATCCGCGTCACGGGCCTGATCCTCGCGCTCACCGGTCTGGTTCTCCTGCTGGTCGGGGCCCACGAGGGCAGGGGAGCGCCGATGCTCGGCGGCATGTACTGCTTCACCGTCGGCGTGCTGCTGCCATCCACCACATACCAGGAAGATCCAGACCAAGAAGACCAGGAAGAACCGAAGGGAGACTGATTTGGCCAAAGACCCAAGCATCTCGATCATCAGGGGCCGATTGGCCGCTGACCCGGAATACCGGACCACGGGCAACGGGATACCGGTCGTGAACCTGCGCATCCTGTCCAGCGGCTGGGAGAAGGACACGGCCGGCAACCCGGTCGATGTCACGCCCACCAGCTGGCAGTGCGAGGCATGGCGCGAACTCGCCGAGCACATCGTGGCATCGCTCGGCAAGGGAGACCAGATCATGGCCACGGTACGCCCACAGACCAGCAAGTACGAGAAACGCGACGGCGGCACCGGCTGGTCCACACGCTGGGTCATCGAAGACATCGGACCAAGCCTGCAACGCGCCACCACCGCCATCACCCGCATCCAGCGAGGCCAACACGCGACGCCGCAGCCGCCGCAGTCCGGCGAATACGGCGAATATACGGCACCAGCCAATGACCCATGGACCAATTAAGGAGCATCATGACCACGAAATACACGACCGAGGAAGTCAAGCAGCTCTACAGCATCGCCGTCGACCAAGGGTGGGACGCGCTGGAATCCAACGAAAAGATAGCGGTCGGCCGATACTGCCGCAAACACGGCATCAACCGTCCCGGCCTCGAGCCCCAGACGGCGCCATCGCCACTGCCCGAACAGGCCACCGAGACGCCGGCACCACAACCAGCCGAGGAAACGCAAAGCACGCAAACCCAGACCGAGACCGGCGCCGAACCGATCACAGGCGAACAGTATTTCAAGCATCTCGGACTGGGCCCGGCGGAGTCCGTGGAAACGGAGATCAGCAAGCTCGAAACACCCCAAACAGGCGACGCCACCGCATCCGACACCGATCTGGAACTGCTGCGCAGCGTCCGGTTCATCGAACGCTGGCCCGACGACATCGTGACCACCCCTGCGCGAACCGCCAGCAAATGGAAGCGGATCGCGCAGGCATTGCGCCGATTCCCCGACCGTCCGGCCATCGTCGCCGAAGGCAAAAGCCGTCGCCGCGCCCTCGAACTGCGCCGCCGCCTGCGCAACGCGAAATTCGTCGGCTTCCAGCCCAAGGGCTCATACCGGGTGGAAATCGCGCCCGACCGCCGCCACAAGGACTGCTACGTCGTCATCGCGCAATATCGGGGAGCCGAACAATGAACGGCAACGACAACAACGGCCAACCGCTCGACATCATCGTGCAGGGCACGCCCATCACCAAAGGCAGCGTCCAACCATGGCGAACCAAACACGGCAAAGCGGTCAGCGTCGACGCAAGACTGCAATCCTGGGAAGCCGCGATCCGCGGCACGGCCGTCAGCATGATGACCGCCAGCGGACTCAAACCCTACGACTGCCCAATCTCCATCACCGGCGAAATCCGAGTGCCCCGAACCGACAAGCTCCACGACCTGCCCGCATGGCAGACCGCGAAAACCTCAGGAGGAGGCGACCTCGACAAACTCCAACGCGCCATCGGCGACGCGCTCCAAACCACCAACAGCCGATACCCCGGCCGAAACCGCGAGGGAGTGATCTCCAACGACAGCCGCATCATCCACTGGCAGATCAGCAAACGCTACGCCGACGAAACCCGCCCCGAAGGCGTCTACCTGACCATCCGACCCATCAGCACGCCGGAACTGCCCGACTGGCAACCCGCAACCCCAGCCGGGCGAACCATCCACGACAACCTGCAACGCCGAAGCCAACGCCTCGCCGACATGCTCCGCCAACACCCCCACGACCGAAAGGACACCACCAAGTGAGCAAACACAAGCACCGCCGCCAAACCATCGAACACCAACGACAGAAAGCCCGCCGCAAGCGCCGACCCCACACCATCAACCAGGAACCACAAAACTACGAGAACCGCGAGAACCAATGAGCACCATCATCAACACCACAGGACACACCACCGGCATCACTTTGACCGACGCCGACTGGAACACCACCCACATCGAAAACGGAGACAGCAGAATAACCATCCTCGCCCACACCGACGAATACCCCCAACTCGTCGCCGACCTCGCACTCCACCTCACCACCATCACCCCAAACCCCGGCATCCGACAAACCGCCCAAGCACTCGCCGAAGCCATCAACCAAGGAGCGTGACCCGCACGAAATGACCCCCACCATCACCCTCATCGACACCACCCGACTCAAGCCGAACCCCAACAACCCCCGCAAGAACATCGGAGACATCACCGCGCTCGCCGACAGCATCCGCGCGCACGGCATCCAGCAGGAGCTCGTGGTCACCCCGATCGCCGATTCAACCGATTACAGGGTGGTCATCGGCCACAGGAGGCTCGCCGCCTCCCAACAGGCCGGACTCGCACAGGTACCATGCCGGATCATGGAACTCTCGCCCAAGGACGAACGCGAGCTCATGGTCATCGAGAACACGCAACGCCACGACCTGACACCCATCGAGGAAGCCGACGCCTACCAGGGACTGCTCGACCTGGGCAGCAGCATCGAGAACATGGCCGAAAAGACCGGCCGCAGCACCGACTTCGTGCGCCGCCGCCTCAAAATCGCGGGCATCCCACGCCTCACCCGAGCCCTCGCCAAGGACTTCAACCAACTGTCACTATCCGACCTGGACGTGCTCGCCGAATTCCAAGGAGACGAAACCACCCAGCAGGAACTCGCACGCCAGGCCGGAACCAACAACTGGGACTGGACGGTACGCAAAGCCCGCGAGGAACGCAGGGGAACCGTGTGGATGAACAAGGCGCTCGACTACCTGCACCGCGCCGGACTCAAAACCTGCCAAGCACCCTCGAACTGGTGGAATGACGCGCCGGAAGGCTACCAATACTCAACCTGCATCACCAACATCCAAAACACCAGCTTCGAAAAACAATGGCAGAAGCTCATCGGCAACAAGCCGAACATCGACGCCATCATCGGCCTTGACGAAACCGCCCACAGGACCATCGTCTACGAACGCATCCCCCAAGACCAGATCGACAACGCCAACCGGGCGAAACAAGCCGAAAAACAACGCCGAGCCTACGCGCGCGAACAGACGAAGAAGGCACGGGAACTGCACGATGCCAGCCAAGCCCTGCGAGCCGAATGGATCCATAAAACCCAGAACACATGGAAGAAACCCATGATGCAACAGGCCCTCCTGCACCTGGTAGACGGCGAAATCCTCGGCAACGACGAATACCGGTTCCCCGCAGGCTCCGGCGACATCAACTGGTCAGACAAGACCATCGCCGCATACAACCGCATGACCACGCCACTGCCCATCACCGGCAAAGACCCCGACAACGGCATCTGGCACATAACCACAGGCAAAAACCTCGACGAACTACGCCGACGAGCCCGCACAGACAACACACGCCAACTCCAACTCATCCTCATCCTGCTCGCACGCCGCGAAGCTGACATCAACCCCGGAGCATGGACCAACAAAAACCAGCTGGACAGCCTGCAACGCATCAACGACTACTACCAAGCCCTCGAACTGCTCGGATACAAGCCCAGCGACGCGGAAACACAGGCGCTCGCCGGCAGTCTCATCGAGGTCATGAAGGAAGGAGACGACCATGACGACGATAACGATGCCGAGTAGACGCCAGACGGCACGCCAACGCTGCAAATGGGCGGCCGCGTGCGGCGAACTCGACGCCATGGGAATGCTGATCGACCAGCTGGCCACCAGTGCGGGCCGGCTGCGCGACCAAGGCGCTCCCGAGGACGTGCTCGAAGACCTGACCATCACGCTCGCCCGATTGCGTGAAACCCGCAAGGCGGTGTCATCGGCCAGCCGACGACTGTGGGCCCGAGTGGAGGACATGCCATGAGACGCCAACGACTCTCGCCGACCATGGTCGAAACACTGATCGCCATGCTCAACCGCAACGCCTACCCCGCATACGAAAACAATTCGCGCACCTTCGCCAGCCTGGAGGAACGCGGACTCATACAACCCGACATCGAGGGCAACTGGAGCCTGACCGACACCGGCCACCAAACCGCCCTCAAACTACTCAAGAGGTGACATCACATGGGCAGATGGATCGAAAACGAGAAAAACCGCGTGAAATCCCGTCACATGGTCGAACAAGCAATGGACTGGCTCGACGATGCCGACGAAGGGGATTCGGACGGCCGACCATTGCGCTGCTGGAGAAGCCGCGACTACAGCGCCATGCTGTTCCGCGACCAAGCCAGCGGACTGCTGCGACTGGCCATCACGCGCGTCCAGCTCGACAAATACACGCTCGAATACCGCGACGGCATCAGCTGGGACGCACTGCAGCAGATCAAAAACGAGACCATGGGCACCGACGTGTGGGCCGTCGAATGCTACCCGCCGCAACACCTCGTGCAAAACGTCGCCAACCTGCGCCACCTATGGATCCTCGAAGAACCACCCGCATTCGGCTGGAAGATACCCACCGGCGAACCCGAGGACGACGCCGACGCCACCGAAGGCGAACCATACCGGCCCGCCGCATCCACACAACAGGTCTACTACTACGAGGGGGAATCATGAGCTCACTGCTATACGGGCGGGCGAAAAGAATCAAGGTCGGCGACCGCTCCGCCAAACTCTTCCTGCTGATCCTGTGCGACTACGCGGACGAGAACAACCGCGCATGGCCAAGCATCGACCGGCTCATGGCCGAAGGCGAAGCCAGCGCAAGCACCGTGCAACGAGCCCTGCGCTACCTCGAAGACCACGGGCTCATCACCCGAGACGAAGACTACGGCACCCGCTACCGCGCAGACCGAAGCCCCTACGTCTACCACATCACCCTCGACGGACACAACCACGTCGAATACAAAAACCGTAAAAACAAGCAAACCACGAAAAAACGGGGTAGCACCAGTGACACCCCGTCAGATTCACGGGGTAGCACCCATGACACCCCGCAATCCGACCACGGGGTGTCACCCATGACCACACGGGGTGTCACCCATGACCATCACGGGGTGTCACCCATGACGCCACGGGGTGTCACCCATGACACCCAATCTCTTAAAGAACCATCATTAGAACCACCAAGAGAGAGTACGCGCACACAAAAAACAAAAACAACCATCGAACAAACGTTCGACTCCCGCAAACAGGCACTCGCCCTCTACCAGCCGACACCAGACCTCACCGCGCTCGCCGCCGGCTACGGACTCGACCCCGACTGGGAGCTCGAAAAATTCAAGGACACATGCCGCGCCAACGGAAAAATCCCCTACGACCTCGACGCCGCATGGCGCAACTGGGTCAAACGCGGCCGCGAACTCAACATCGGCACCCCGACCGAAACCACGACCACACCCACCGACCAAGCCACGGAACTCGAACGCCGAGCCCGCAAACTCCTCGACACCAGCACACCACTCAAAAACCGCCAACCCGACGACGGCGAGCGCCTGCGTTGGCTGCCACACGTCACCCGCCTGCTCGCCCAAGGCACCGACGCGGCCCGCATCGTGGAACTCCTGTGCCAGGCCATCGACCGGGGCGAACTGGACGAGGCCGCATGATGGGCAGCGTGCAAGCCACCATCGACTGGCGAACCGCCACGCCGGAAGAGCTCGACGGCCACCGGTGCATCATCACCACCGTGGACGGCACGATCATCGACGGATACCTCAAAGCCATCCCGCCCTTCACCCCCGAATACCAGCTCACCCGGTTCGTGCTCCACGACCGAGACCTCTGCCTCGGACAACTGCGCATCCTGTCCCTCAACCCCAAACACGGCACTGCAATCCTCCAACCACACATCCGCAGCCTGACCGTCACCCGACAAACCAAACAACCAACCAACGAAAGGAATCCGCAATGAACAACGCGGACATCACCAGCCTCATCCACCAGGCACTCGCCGCCGACTGCCAGATCACCATCACCCTCACACCCAAGAACTACATCACCGACGATCAGGCGGAAACGGAGGATAAGCAGTGAACCAGCGAATTACATTAGCCAAACGCATTCTCGCACTGGCCGCCATCATGTTTTGCATCACCGCGCTCGCAGGCTGCGAGGGCACTCCCATCGACTCGTCGGCCGACAAGCACACTGAAGCGGTGACCCAGAGCGAATGCTCCACCTACAACGCCCAGTGGGAAACCTGCACGATCACCATGCCGGACAGCCGACGCGTGACCTGCATCGCACACAACAGCAACGCCGGCATCTCCTGCGACTGGGCCCACGCGGACGGAGCCGACAAAGGATGGACGGAATGAGCGTCAAGCAGTCCATCGAAATCGAAACCAAAAACCACACCACGCTCATGATGGGAGTCGCGCCAGCAGGACAATTCAAAATCCGCTTCGCCGACTCCGGAGAACATGAAATCGATTGGCGGGACGTGCAGGCACTCAACAAGTTCCTCGCACAAGTCCTCGACCGAGACATACCGGAGGAACCACAATGGCAATCCTGAAACACACATACAAAGTCACCATCATCCGCACCGGCATCGGATACGACATCTTCATCAACGAATTCGCCACCGACGGCACCCGCCGCGAATACGAACGACGACACCACACGTGGGCCCTAACCAGTCACGGAGCCGACCGTGCGGCCCAACGACTCATCAGCCGCATCAAACGACAAAACCAGCGAGACGAACACCCACGCGAATACACCATCGAATAGGACGACAATGAGCAACAAACCGAATCGAATCACCGACATCCTCGTCAACATCGCCAGCATCGTAACCGTCACCGGATGGGCGGCAGCCGTCGTCCTGCTCATCATCAAACTCGGCATCTGGGTATTCCAATGATGAGCGAGACCGACTGGCTGCCACACGCCGCCTGCAAAACCGCAGAACCAGACCTGTTCTTCCCCAGCACACCCGCCGAAGAACAAGCAGCAAAACGAATCTGCGCCACATGCCCCGTCCAACAAAACTGCGAACACTACGCCAACACCCACTTCATCAACAGCCACCACCTCACCGGCATCTGGGGAGGAAAACTCTACAAACCCCGCAACCCAAGAAAGAAGACCACATGAACCAAAAACAGCGAATCTGCCCAGTCTGCAACACCACCGCGCTCGCCGATGATGACTATGTGTGCAAGGCGTGCGCCTGGTGCTGGCAGACGGACATGCTGCAGCTGGCCGGTCTGATCCCCGATCTGGAGTTGGTGGCGGCGAAACAGGCCAGTCCCTCACCACGGAACCAGGGAGCCAAAGGCAATCAGGGCAACGCTCCGCTGCCGATCAGCGAGCGCCCGTTTGATTTGCTTGAGCGGATTCGACGTTATGGTCTGAGCGTGTATCTGCTGGCCGGTGTGCGTCGGCGTGAGGATGAGAGCACGGTGAGCCTGATCACCGGGCTGGTGAACATGGATGGGTTCGCCCGGGTGGCTGGTGCGGCTCAGCTCGCGGTGACCGGTCATGAGCTGATTGGCGAGGCGTGGCGGATGTTCGTGCCTCGTGAGCCTCGCACGTGGGCGGGTGAGTGTCCGTCGTGCGGGGCTCAGGTGTATGCGTCGTTGTCGGCCAAGGTCGCGTATTGCGATGAGTGCGGTGGTCTCATCGATCTGACTTGGCTGAGGGCCGAGACGCTGAGGCGATTGTCCGTGAGCACGAAGACGTTCACGGCGGGGGAGCTGAGCCGGTGGCTCAAGTCATGGGGGCTCAAGGTGTCGAAGCGCAGCATCCAACGCTGGGCGAAGGACGGGCAGATCATCGTGGGGCCGGAGGATGCCGATGGTCGTCGCACCTACCAGATCGGGAGCATCCTGCGCAAGCTCAACGGCAAATAAACTGGGCGCTGGGCTTGCGACACGCCGAAGGGGCTGGTGCAATCCGATTTGGCGCGGTATACATGCTACATGTGGTGTTTGGTGTAAGCACCATTAATCAAATCTTCTGAGAGCCCCGAACGGACAACCGTTTCGGGGCTCTCGCATATCCAGCCAAGGTACCGGCATGAGTTCGAACCGTACCCACAACAGGGCATTCAAAAAAGCCAAACAGGCATTCTTCGAAGACGGCAAACGGCTGGACGCCCTAGACGATCCCGCAGCCGACTGCTGGATATGCCGTGGCCGCATCGACTACAGCGTGCCGCCCGGCACCACGGACATGAGCCATGAGCTCGACCATTACTATCCGGTGCGCGACTATCCAGACCTGCAGGACGATCCCGCAGGCTTCC